GAGCGCACCTACAAGTTTGCCCAAGATGTTCCCAGTCTCCTTCCAGCAATTCTTGATGAACTGAAAGCCTTTCGTAAACAAGCCAAGAAGGATATGGCAAACGCCAAGGACCCGATGATGAAGAATGTTTATAATGGCAAGCAGCTCGCCTACAAGATTTCCATGAACTCAGTCTATGGATTCACTGGAGCCGGAAAGGGAATGTTGCCCTGTGTTCCGATTGCGAGTACAGTCACTTGCAAGGGTCGCAGTATGATTGAGGAGACAAAGAATTATGTGGAAGCTAATTTTCCAGGGGCAAACGTAAGGTATGGCGATTCGGTGACTGAAGACACAGCTCTCCTTTTACGAGTCAACGGAGTCCCAACAGTCAAGCGAATCGATGAACTTCAGGGATCGAATTGGGTATCAGATGGTCAAGGCAAAGAGTTTTCAAAGTTGACTGGTGTAGAGACTTGGACTGAAAAGGGTTGGACCACTGTTCACAACATTATTAGACACGACACCGACAAGCAAATTTTCAAAATTCTTACACACACTGGATGCGTGTCTGTGACTGAAGATCACTCTTTGTTGGATGTGTTTGCTAAAATGGTCAAACCAAATGAAGTCAAAGTAGGGAACCAGCTCTTACACTCGTTTCCAGTTGATTGGGAAGTTAAACCAACAATTTCTGAAGCAAAGGCGCGACTGTTTGGATTTTTCCTAGGTGATGGATCATGTGGGTATTACCCAAATTGCGACAAGTCTTCGTGGCAACTCAATAACGCAGATTATTCACTATTGGAAGAGTACGTTGAAATAATTCATGATGAGTATCCAGATTACGACTGTATTATTTATGATACAATGAAATCATCCGGTGTCTACAAGTTGAATATACGAGGTCAAGTAAAACGTATGGCACTCGAGTTTCAAAAACTATTTTACACGGATGCTCGCAATAAGAAGATTCCAGATTGTATGTTTACAGAGACAAATGAAGTAAAAGAGGCTTTCATACGAGGTCTCTACGATGCGGATGGCGACAAAGTTGGTCCCGGGAAGCGCATAGACCAGAAAAGTCAAGTGACCAGCCTGGGTATATACACCATTTTACACAGTCTCGGATACAATGTAAGCATTAATACACGAGTCGACAAGACACAGATTTACAGAATAACTTTTAGCAAATCAACATTTCGTAAAAATGCATATGCAATCAAAAAAATAGAAAAAGTCAAAGGATACACTGGAAAGGTGTACGATCTTACAACTGAGAACCACCACTTTCACGCGGGTGTTGGAAGCATGATAGTGCATAACACGGACAGCGTCATGGTGGAGTTTGACGTTCAGGGACGCACTGGAATTGAGGCGATTGAGTATAGTTGGCAACAAGGTGAGCTCGCTTCGGAAGGAGCAAGCAAACTATTCAAGGCGCCCAATGATTTGGAACTTGAAAAGGTATATTGCCCCTACTTCTTGTATTCGAAGAAGCGGTACGCAGCCAAACTGTGGACCAAGGGAAAGACTGGAAAGATGCAAATGGATTACATTGACGTCAAGGGTCTCCAAGTTGTGAGGAGAGACAATACCCCATTTGTCCGAGAGGTCTGCAAAGAACTTCTCGATGTGATTCTCGAGAGCAAAAACCCCGAAGGTGCCATTGAACTTGCAAAGAAGCGAGCAGTTGAACTTCTTGATGGCAGAGTCCCCAATGAGAAACTCGTCTTGTCTCAGAAACTGGCGGATGCGTACAAGTCAAGTGTAAAAGATGAGGCTGGAAACAAGATTGTTTCGACCGATGGCGAAAACGTGAATTTACCCCATGTTTCAGTAGTTCGCAAGATGCGAGAACGTGAGCCGGGATCAGAGCCGCAATCTGGTGACCGTGTCCAGTTTGTGTTGGTGGATACAGGCGATCCCAAGGCGAAACAGTTTGAAAAGGCGGAGGATCCAGTCTTTGTTCTTGCAAACAAGGTTCCACTCGATTATCAATACTATTTTACAAACAAGTTTATGAACCCAGTGTGCGATCTTTTGGAGCCACTTGTCGAAAAGGATCTGGTCTTTGGGGACATTATTCCAAAGAAGCCGCGAGCTTCGAGAAAGAAGGATCCTGCTCAACCATCAATCAAGGATCTGTTTGCTAAAAAGAAGTAGTTAAAAAGTAGACTCTCCACTAAAGTAAGAATAATACAAATGTCTCTACTTGAAAAGCTTCAAGAGCTCATCGAGGCTGAGGTTCAAAAACAAATTTCAAGGTACGCTCAAATAATTTCAAAGAAGCATGATATTTCTTTGAAATTATTATTACAAGACATTCCAAAGTTTGGGGCTGAAGAACAAGAAGTGGAAATCGAAATAGAACCTGGTAAAAAAGGACAGTGTCTCGGTGTAACTGCAAGTAAAAAACGTTGCAAATTTGCTGGTAAACATGGAGGGTATTGTTCGAGGCATCAAGATCAGAAAAAGGTTATCAAAAAGGTGGAGTCAAATTGTGATTTTGCAACCAAACATGTGGGGCACACGATAACAGAGTGTCTCTTTTTGGCGGGATGTCCGGCTTGTGAGAAAACAAAAGGATCGAGACAAAACTTACTTATAGAATTCTAGCGATAGTTGATTAAGATGAGTAGATCTGATATTTTACTCGAGTCAATTAAAAACTTTTACCTTGATGTAAAGAATTCTGGTTACCTTGTTGACATACTTGAGCATCGAAAAGGTATTTCGTTGAGAAATTTAGAATGGTTTATAACAGATTATTCAAAAAAGAAGAATCTTACATACACGACAAAGGATGGAAAGAGTTTTACAGTTCATTGTGCCTACAAGTCAAGTCTTGATGGGTACAGTAAAAAACTTTTTGATCCGTTTTGCCGAACTAAAAAGTTTGAGTATCAGATCCCAAATAGTGAAATCAAAGTACAAACAACTGTTGCTCAATTGAATTTTATTAAATGGTGTATCCAGAATAATATTATAGAGTACATTACCAACCAAAGCTTAGTGACACAAGTCCGTTGTTGTAAGTGATTTGGTTGTATCCAGTATAATAAATATACAAGTTAAACTGTTCAGGTGGTTTTGCTTCTGAATAAAGAGACCCTGTTAAAAATGTAATTGTTGAGTCCATTTGACTAAAGTCGAGAGATCCCGAAGGTTGAGGATCTCTGGGGTGGAGACAAAATGAGTATGTGTAGATGTTTTTATATGGTACCGATAAAGAGTGATTCATAGGTTGTGTAAACTTGTAATAGTATGATGCATCTCGTTGTTTTCTCACTGTTGTTGGTTGTGCAAGACCGAGTAACTGAACGCCGTTGAGGTACAAGATACTTTGACTAATTATAGGGTGGTCACTTTCTTGCTGTTGAGGAGTACTATTCAATGTAAATGGCAACTTGTAATTTACGCATGAAAAATTAAATCGATTATTAAAAAAATATGAATTATTTGGATCTTCATACTTGGTATTTCGGGCAAACCAATGCAATGTTTTTACCGAAATATTAGGAGTCAAGTTGGCTGTGAAAGGAGTCCCTTGTATTGGATACACTGAATCATTTCGAGCAAATGTAATCATATTTTTCTGAACATTGTTTTGTATGTATTGTCTCTCCGCGTGACCCAAAACAACTTCATCTGTAACAAGATGCATTTCTGTAAGCGATATATCTGGAGCAGTTGTAAAAAATGGTAAAGGATTAAATGTAATGGTCACAATCATATTTCTATGTTTTGTAGCGGCGCATGTTAAAAAGCCTGGTTTAAAATAACTTTCTTTTAATAAAGGATTTGTGGTGAACGAGGAGGAATGCCTCCTATTGAAAAAAAAGTTTAATGGGATATACAAATTTCCACCCTTTACAGGATCAACATTCACCATTGATAGAACCATCCTCTTTTCTTCTAGAGTATAATGCAATTCTGTATATATTACATTCCAATCACACTTGAGTACCTCCAAAATAATATCATCCATTGCAAATTGAATCTTGTTCAACATTGCCCAGCCAACCAAATCGCAATATTGATAATTTAAATTTGGATAAAGAACCGAGAGATCTGGAAGTGTCAACTTGAGGTACATATTCTGAAGGATGTCACCCATATATTTTGGTTGCAAATTGAAGATGATTTGTTGATTAAATGGCCAATTTTTAGAACCATCCGCACTCATCTGCATACTCGCCGAGTACTTTATAAATTCTGTGTGCTTTGTATTTGTAAACTGGAAATATGAATTTCCTGTATTACTTGTGAGGTATGTATCTTGCATTCCTATTGCATCGAGAGAGAGTATCGCACCCGTTCCCGCTTTTCCAAGTATACTTGGATTACAGTGATCTGGAGGCGGTGTACTTTGCCCCTTGTCAACAAGATTCAACCATCCGGAATCCATTCTACTAATGTTGACGCATATTTTTAATATCGGTTTTCCACATATCGAGTATCTGTGTCCCGGAAAGAACCTCCAGCTCTTCAGTCGCCTGTTTTGATTCACCTGTCAACTTTTCTATAGACTCTTCTGTATACTGGTACGTCTTGATATCAAGAAGATAATCAAATGCCCCAAACTTTCGTAAGAGTTCCTCCTCCAGAGACTGCTTCTTTCTCTTGAAGATGATAAGATCGCCATCCACAACTTGTCGAACAAACTTTGCCTTGTTATCGAGCATCTTTGCTTTTTTTGTAAGTTCTTCAATGAGGTTCTGCTTTCGAAGATTGTAATACTTGATACGAATCTCAATGAAGTCGACAAGTATTTCCTCGGCTGAAGCATACTTTTTTATTCCAGATTTGGGATGAAACAAGTGCATGTTACTTGTTCGAATTGATTTTACAAGTTTCAGATCCTTGACAACATCAGACCCTTGGTAATCATACACCTCAAAGTGAACCGTCTCAGTAGTTGAATTATTCTTGTACCCAGAGATTGTCTTTTTCTCAACAAGTTCATCCAGGAATTCCTTGTAATCCTGGATCCAACGACCAGGTGGAAGTTCTGTAACAGTCACAGTACTGTCATTCACTGTGTGACTCCCTTGCATTATCCACGCTTGCTCGTCATCTGGATCCTGTCTTATTTTTCCTTTGAATCCACGAAACCATGGAGTCATCTTCTCAACTGGTTTTCCACTCAAACAATTTTGAATATTCCGCGCAATGTCTCTTGGGTTGTATGGAGGAACATATGAGCTGAATCCCGTTCCGATACCCTCTGTCCCATTGATCAACACAGTTGGAAGAACTGGAACAAAAAACTCGGGTTCAATTTGTTTTCCGTCGTCAGACAAGTGGGTCAAAACTGCATCATCTCTTGGATCGAAGAGTTCGCGAGCCTCGGGACGCAACTTGGTGAAGATGTACCTCGTCTGACTCGCATCCTTTCCACCCATCAGTCGAGTTCCAAACTGACCACAGGGCTCGAGAAGATTTACATTGTTTGAACCGGTGAAATCGTGAGCGAGTTTCACAATTGTCTCCGCCAGTGAAACTTCGCCGTGATGGTACGATGTTTTCTCCGATACAAAGGATGCAAGTTGTGCCACCTTCATCTCCTCCTTGAGACCTTTTTCAAAACATGCGTAGAGCACCTTGCGCTGCGAAGGCTTCAGACCATCACACATGTGGGCAACTGATCGACGAAGATCCGCCATGCTGAAGTTGATCAGATCCTTGTGAATAAACTCCGAAATGGGCAACTTGGTAATTTCTCCGTACCGAACTTCAAGATCACTCGCTTTCTTCTCCGAACCCTCGAGGAGCCATTGCTTGCGATCATCCGCCTTGGTCTTGTCAAACGCGAGCACAATTGAATTCTTGGTGAGCTCGTCAACATCAAACGCCACTGTCAAATTCTTGATATTTTTAAAGTACTCCCGAGCCTCTGCAGAGGTTGAAGTTCCAAGACCCTTGTAGTACTTGATTTTCCATCCGGGACGCGGTGTCGCGTACCAGACTCGAAAAGCTGTATCTGTGTAAAACGATTCGGTCACCGTCCCTTTTGTCGCCTTGATGATTGGAGTCACCATGCTCACCACAAAGTTCAATTTCAAGAGACTTGGCCAGAAATAGTGAATCATGTTGAGGATCAGTCCCTTGATGTGGCTCCCATCGTTATCCGCATCCGTCATAATCATCAGTTTTCCATACCTGAGTTCACAGAGAGACTTGTACTCGCGATCCTGTTGGAGACCCAAAATCTTTTTGAGATCGTTAAACTCTTGATTCGCCATGAGTTGTTTGACACTCGCATCTCGGACATTTTTACACTTGCCCCGAAGTGGAAACACGCCAAAGAGGTCCCTTCCCACCACTGAAAGACCAGCCACCGCCAAAGTTTTAGCCGAGTCGCCCTCTGTGATGATGAGAGTACACTTTTCAGACTTGGCGGTTCCGGCAAAGTTGGCGTCATCAAGCTTGGGAATACCCGTGATTCGAGATTTGCGAGAACCATCCGTCTTCTTGAGTTCCTTGAGCTCCTTAAACTTGGCAACTGCGAGCACCTCGTCTTGAATTCCAGTCTTGAGAACCTGTTTGATAAACTTGGGCGTCGACTCAAACTTGCTTCCAAACTCTTGGGGCTTCAAAGTACACTCAGACTTGACTTGGCTTCCAAAGGTTGGATTCACCAGAGTCGAACGAACCATGACAAACATTGTATTCTTGATAGTCTGAGGTTTCAATTGAAGTTTTTTACTTGCGAGTTCGTCAATGACACTTGCTGCAACTGATGAGACAACATGATCAACGTGCGATCCACCTTTGGTGGTGCAGATTCCATTCACAAATGAAACTTGTTGGAACCCATCACTCGGAGAAATAGTCACACTCCAGCGCTCGGTGTTGAGACTCGCAACTTCTGCACCATCGGCGAGATACATTTTTGCGTAATCCTCTGTTGACTTTTGCTCAAGTTGTACATCTTGAAAAGAAACCTTGCAATTGGGACTTGTGCACACAACTGCATCGTGGACCCGCTTCTCAATAATCTTGAAGAGATCCTCATCGAGTCCCGACATTCCAAAACGTTTCCAATCCGGGACAAAGGTAATCTTGACACTCGACTTTTTGCAGGCATCCTTTCGCATCTTGGGCTCAGATGTCTTTGACATGTTATCGGTCCAAGTCTGGTGGTAATACAAGTGGTTCTCAGAATCGTGAATAGTGACTGAAAACAGCTTGGAATAAATGTTGGCAAGTTTCGCCCCGTACCCATTTCGACCACCAACAACGCGATCTTTGGTATCATCATAATTGGTACTTGTGAGAAGGTGACCAAAGGTCAACTCAGGATTCCACAAGTTTTCAGTATCG